ACAAAAACAAGGTAAAAAGTTACTACCACAGAAAACTACAGATAAAGATTCTACATCACCTGATGGTGATATGAGAGGAGTGAAGAAGTTTACTGAGGCTCCAAGGGTTCCAAGAAAAAAAGGACAACACCGAAATTCGTCAAGTCATTCCGACTTATACACAGACGAAAATCCAAAAGGAACAATCAAAGGACTAAAGTTTGCAACCGTAGAGGATGCAGAAAAGTCAGTTCGTAAAATCAAAAATAGTGGTAAGACTCACGCACATAAGATACAGGCTGCGGTTGCAATGGAACAACGAGCAAAAGAAATGGGTAAGAAGTCTCAGGCAGCTGTTTATAGAAAATTTATAAACTCAATGAAAAAGAAAACCAACGAGATTGATGATAGTGGTCAATTAGAAGAAAAGGCAAAAAGAGATTATAAAGACGAATACAAAAAATTTCAATCATCTAAAAAGGCAAAGAAATACAGAGCCGAACTAAATAAATACAATCGTCAAAAAGGAACTTATGGAAATGGTGATAAAAAAGATGCATCACATAAAGGTGGTAAAATTGTAGGTTATGAAGCACAATCTAAAAACAGAGGTCGTAGAGAAAAAAGTAGATTGAAAAAAGAAATCAATGAGAATAAAATTACATTAAATGTTCCAAGTGATATAAAAAAGATTTATAAATTATTTAAAAAGAATGGTAAACAATTATATGTTGTGGGTGGTGCAGTAAGAGATGCCATCCTTGGTAAAAGACCAAAAGACTTTGACTTAGCGACAGATGCAAAACCAGATGAAGTATTGAAGATTGCAAAGAAAGGTGGAATGAAAACCTATGAAGTTGGTAAACAATTTGGTGTTGTGGTTGTAGGTGGACATGAGATTGCTACATTCAGAAAAGATATAGGTAAAGGTAGAAGACCTAAAGCAGTTGATTTCTCTGATATACAAGGTGATGTAAAGAGAAGAGACTTAACAATTAACTCATTGTTCTTTGATATAGGAAGGGACGAGGTTGTAGATTTGACAGGTGGACTACAAGATTTAAAAGATAAGATAATCAGAACGGTTGGTAAGGCAAAAGAAAGATTTGATGAAGACCCATTAAGAAAACTTAGAGCACTTAGATTCCAAGTTACTATTGGTGGTAAGATGGATAAGGATACTGAGAAGGCATTATTAAAGAATCCAAGTTTGAAGGGTATTAGTTCTGAAAGAATTAGAGATGAAGTGGTGAAGTCATTAAAGAAAGCAAAGTCTCAAAAAGTATATATGGACTTGTTAGACAAGTTTAAGATGACTGCAGATGTATTCCCACAACTAAATATACAAAAACCTTATCCAAATGTCAAGGATTATATTGTATTTCTCGCAACTATTTTTAGAAACAATGATGTAAGTAAATTACCAAAAATTCTAAATAAATTAAAATATAGTGGAGAAGAGACAAAGAATATAACATTCTTGGTTTACTTGAATAAATTCAAACCACAAAATATCTATAATGTTAAAAAGGCACAAGAAAAAACTACATTAACACCATCCCAAATCACTATTTATGGTAAACTAATAGGTAAAGATTTAAAGAAATTCGTTAACTTTAACTTGAGTGTAAAGGCAGGTGGTGAAGAGTTCAAAGGATTAAAAGGTCAACAAATCGGTGATAAGATAAAAGACATGGAAAAGAAATTATATATGGGTGAAAATGTGATAAATGAAGCAGAACCAAAGTTTCAATCAGTCCACACTACATCATCTTTTGAACAAACATTCGGTGGTTGGTATAGTAAGTATGTTCCACTATCTACTAAATTTATGCAAAAGATGATAGGTAATACACGAGTAAGTGTATTTCATGTCGGTGCAGCAGAATATAAATCAGACATACAACAGGTTGGAAGAATCGTTGGTAAGAAAGGTTCGTTATCTACATTTACAGCAGTAGACAAAGGTGAGAAACTTGCAAAAGGACAAGGGATACAAAGTAAAGGTGGTGTTATTTATCAAATAGAAGGAACTTTATTAGTTGCAAGTACAAGAGATATACAATCAACACCAGATAAAACAGGTCGTAGATGGGTTCCACCACAAGATTTAGCAGGTAAAGTTGCAGGTAATAAAATATACAATCAGATAAATGCAGGTATTAAAAAACTAAAAATAGATAGAGATACTTGGAGAAAGATAGAATACAGAGAAGAAGATAAGTGGGAAAAGAAAAATCCTGATTACAATTGGAGAGAAAAAGAAGCTGCAATGAAAAAAATAATGGGCCCACTAAAAAGAAAATGGATTAAAAAATATATTGATATGTGTTATAAAGTATTGAGAAAATACAAACCACAAATCAAACGACATATATTAAGTCAAAAAAATAAAGGTTCACAATTTGGGTGGAATGAAATAGTTGTGAATCAAATTCATATTCAAGATGTATTTTTATTGACGAGAGTGGGTCAATATGATAGTATAAAAAAGGAAGTAGAAAAGATTGCAAAAGGTACGGTTACCATAGGTTCACCAGCACAATTTAGAAAATGGTATAACCAACGAGGTGGTATCATTAATGAAGGATTCGGTGGAGAACTATCAAAGAGTGATAAGAAAAAATTTGAAAAAGAAAGAACAGAAAATGCAGAAGTATTGGGATATACATTAACAGGTGTTAAAGATATAAAGGAAGAGTTTGGTGCACCTGCAGGAACCATTCCATCACCAAGTAGAAAAGGTGTTGAGAAGATGAAACGAAAAGGTAACACATCAGTTCCTTATGGTAGTGGATATAAAAAAGTGAATGAACAAGATAAAAAAATTAAAAAAGTGATTGGTATTTATGGTGGAAGATTCCAACCATTTGGGCCTCATCACTTTAAAACTTATAAATGGTTGAAGTCACAAGTAGATGATGTTTATATTACTACAAGTGATATCAAAAAACCACCAAGACACCCAATGAACTATTCAGAAAAAGTTCGTCATATGACAAAAATGGGTGTTCCAAAAAATAAAATCGTAAAAGAAAAAACACCTTATGTTGCAAACAACGCTTTGAAAAAGTTTGACCCAGAAACAACTGCAGTTGTTTATATCTTTGGTGCAAAAGATGCAGGAAGATTAGTTGGTGGTAAAAAGAAAAGTGGTGGTAAAACTTATTATCAAGATTTTAAAAAGAACAAAAAGAATTTAGAGGGTTATGAACAACATGGATACATACTTACTGCACCACACCAATCTATCAAAGTGGGTGGACAAGAGGTAAGTGGAACCGTAATGAGAAATTTATTAGGTAGTCCAAAAGTAAAGAAAGAAGAAAGACCTAAATTATTTAAACAAGCCTTTGGATATTATGATAAAGGTGTTTACAATATGATGACTAATAAGTTTAAGAAATTATTTGAGATGTTTGATAGTTTCTTAATACGAAATGACTTATCAGAAATATTAAAAGAGGGTTCTAATACAAATTTATTTCCAATTGACGATGGCCCACCTACATTTTATGATGGATTTAGTGATTACAAAAAACATTCTAAAGAATGGATAGAGTCAATGTACTCAAGTTCAGATGAAGGTATTGGTTGGGAGTTAGTTCATTATATATTAGGTAAAAATGCAAATGACCCAGGATTAGATTTCACTACAAGAATGGATAAAGTACCTACGGTTGCATATGGTAGAAGAGGTGCAGGGCCATATGGTGAAAGATTCCCAAGTGAAGACCCAGTTAAGGCATATAAGAAATGGTTAGAAAAGGTAGTTAGTGGACTTGACTTTGAAGTGGTAAAGTGGTTTGGATTGACAGATAATGAAAGAGATGTGACAGGTGTACCTGTTGAAGCTCCTGCATTACCAGGTGTTCAAACACAAGACCAAAATACACAAAGAGCAGTTGAACTTGACTTAGCACCAGGTGATGAATCTATGGGTGATGCAATTGATGATATTCAAGAAGGATTTATGAAAGAAGTCAACTTATTAATAGAGGGTGGAGCATATGGACATATGTCTCATCCATTTGATGATAATAATTTGACCTTTTCAGATTTGAAGATGATAGTTATTAATGGATTGGGAGGAAAGTTAGATAGAGAAGATGGTGTTACAGAGAAACTTGATGGACAAAATCTAATGGTAAGTTGGATTGATGGTAAGTTAAGAGCAGCTCGTAACAAAGGACACCTAAAGAATTTTGGTAAAACATCACCAACAACAAGTGGAATTAAGTCTATGTTTAGTGGTAGAGGAAATATAGAAAAGGCTTTTGTAGGTGCAATGAAAGATTTAGAAAAATCAATCGGTTCATTATCAGATAAACAACAAGAGAAGATATTTGGTAATGGAAAACGATGGATGAACTTAGAGGTTATGTATCCAGCAACTTCAAATGTAGTAGATTATGATGTGGCAGAAATAGTATTTCATGGTACATTAGAGTATGATGAAAGTGGTAGACCAATAGGACAACCAAAAGATTCTGCGAGAATGTTGGCAGGTATGATTAAACAAACAAACAACCATATACAAAAAATGTTTAAGATTGGTAAACCAAACTTCTTGACCGTACCAAAGGTACAAAATTTTGGTAAGAAGAAAAATATGTATTTAGGAAAATTAAAAAAACTACAATCACAATATGCATTGAGTGATAAAGATACTTTAGGTATGTATCATGAATCATATTGGAGGGAATATGTTTATAATGCATCAAAACAATTTAAAGTAAAATTAAAACCTGCACAATTTGCCAAGTTGGTAAAGAGATGGGCATACTTTGATAAGTCATATAAGATACCACAAATCAAAAAAGACTTTGGTAAAAATCAAAAGTTTTTAGATTGGATATTAAAGACAGATAAGTTTGACCATAACAAAATATTTAAACAAAATATAAAACCATTTGAGGTATTATTCTTCCAAGTAGGTGCAGAAATACTTAAAAATATAAGTGGATATATGGCAGTTAATCCTGATAAGACCATCCAAAAGATGAGAAAAGAAATTATCAGTGCAATGAAAGATTTACAGAAACCAGATAAAATAGAAAAATTAAAAAAATTAAAACTACAAATTGAAAAACTACAGAAGATTGGTGGTTTAGATGCGATAGTACCAAGTGAAGGTATAGTATTTAAATACAAAGGTAAAGTATATAAATTTACAGGAGCATTTGCACCAATCAATCAAATACTCGGTAGTATAAAATTTGGATAATAGGAGTTACAATGGCATATAGTAAAGAAGCAGAAAGACAGAATAAGGCCTTGGCCGATTTAATGGCAGGGAAAGAACATGAAAAAGAATATGTTCAAGTAGGATACGAAGGTAAAAAAGAAGACCTTGGTGGTAAGACAAGAGAGTCAGAACTTAGTGAAGTAATGCAGTCAGTAAGAATGCCTTTGTTTTGTCCTAAATGTGATAAGGCAATGAAGAAAAAACTTGATGATAAGTTTTGGAGAACACAAGGACATTGTTTTGATTGTCAAGTTGATTTTGAAAATAAACTAAGAATCAAAGGTGAGTTCAATGAATATGCACAACTAAAAATGTTAAATAATCAGAAGGCATATTTAAAAGATTTGGAACAAAGTATTGATGAGTTTGAAACTACAGGTGGTAAAAAGGAATGGTTAAATAATGTTGGTGTAAATACACCAGAATTAGAGTCTGAAAAATGGGAAATGGGTGAAAAGGAATTTGAAAACCAAATCACAGAAGCTAGAAAATTTATACAAGATGCAAAAGATAAAGTAGAAGAATTTGAAAAACAAATACAAGGAGACAAATAATGATTGGTAAAATAATCGGATTCATAACAAATCTATTTTTTGGTGGAAAGAAAAAAGAAGAAGTCAAAAAGTTAGATAAGGCAATTCAAGTTAAAAACGAAGAGGTTAAAGACCTTGAGAAACAAGTTGAAAAACTTGAATCTAAAAAAAGAGTAAACAAAAAAGAAGTTGCTTCTCTTAAGAGAAAGGTAACTACTACCAAAAAACAAATTTTAAAGGCAGAAGAAGCAGTCAAAACAGACGATGTTGATGAAGCAGTAAAATTTTTGAAGAAATTTAGTAAGTAATATATATTTATATATACATGAAATATTTTATTTACATATTATTTTTTGGTTTATTGTTTGGGCAAGATTCAAAAACTTTCACCTTTTCAGAGGAAGAAGTTCTTGGGTTCACTAACAAAATCAAAGAATTAGAGTTAAAAGATAGTTTGAATGTATCTTTGGTATTGGACTTAGAAAAACAAATCCAATTATTAGAAGACAATTCAAAATCTGATTCTCTAATTATTGATTTCAGAACACAACAACTTCAACTACAAACAGAGACTATTAATCTCTATAAAGAGAAGGTTAAGGTAGTGAAACCTAAGTGGCACGAAAACAAATGGTTATGGTTTGTTTATGGAGTTGCTGCAACTTCGGTTTCGGTTAAACTTGCAGGCGAACTAAACTAATGGCAGAACAACTTAAACAAGTAATTAAACAAGAATATATTAAGTCTGCAAAAGACCCAGCGTATTTTTTGAGAAAGTATTGTGTGATACAACATCCAATCAAAGGTAAAGTACCTTTTGATTTGTATGATTTTCAAGAAAAGACAATAGAAGAGTTTGAGAGTAATCGTATGAATATTATTCTTAAGGCTCGTCAGTTAGGTATATCCACATTAACTGCAGGTTATGCATTGTGGATGATGACATTTCATCAAGATAAAAATATATTGGTAATTGCAACTAAACAAGATGTTGCAAAGAATTTAGTTACTAAGGTTCGTGTTATGCACGCAAACTTACCGAGTTGGTTGAAACAAAGATGTGTTGAGGATAATAAATTATCACTACGATATGTCAATGGTTCACAAGTCAAGGCAGTATCATCAGGTCCTGAAGCTGCTCGTTCAGAAGCTCTATCATTATTAATACTTGATGAGGCAGCATTCATTGATAAGATTGATGATATATGGACTGCATCTCAAGCTACTTTAACAACTGGTGGTCAATGTATTGCATTATCAACACCTAATGGTGTGGGTAATTGGTTTCACAAAACTTGGGTTGAGGCAGAAGAAGGACGAGGTATGTTCAACTTCATTAAACTTCATTGGACGGTACATCCTGATAGAGATGATACTTGGAGAAAAGAACAAGATATTTTATTAGGGCCAAGTGGTGCAGCACAAGAATGTGATTGTGACTTCTTGACATCAGGTACTGGTGTAATTGACCCAATATTATTAGAAAATTTAAGAAAAAAATCTTGTAATGACCCAATGGAAAAACGAGGTATTGATAGTAATTGTTGGATATGGGAACCACCAGACTATACAAAAAACTATGTGGTATGTGCTGATGTTAGTAGAGGAGATGGAACAGACTATTCTGCATTTCATATAATTGAAGTTGAATCATTAGAACAAGTTGCAGAGTACAAAGGTAGAATAAATACCAAAGATTTTGGAAACATGTTAGTTAGTATTTCAACAGAATATAACGATGCCTTACTAATTATAGAAAACAATAATATTGGTTGGGCAACAATCCAACAAGTAATAGATAGGGATTATCCTAATCTATTTTATACAAGTAAAGATTTAAAATATGTAGATGTTCAACATCAATTGACAAATAAATTTAGAACATCTGAAAAAAATATGGTGGCTGGATTCAGTACTACAATGAAAACCAGACCATTAATTATTGCAAAACTTGAAGAGTACTTTAGAGATGAATCAGTTGTGGTTCGTTCTAATAGATTGATAGATGAGTTATTGACATTTGTATATGTTAATAACAGAGCCGAAGCAATGAGTGGATATAACGATGACCTTGTTATGTCATTTGCTATCGGATTATGGGTTCGTGATACTGCATTAAGATTACGAACTGAAGGTATTGAGTTAACAAAAAAAACCTTAACCGCGATGAACCAAGAAGGAGTTTACACACCAAACGATAATAATAATGGTGAGTGGGATTGGGACATAGGTAAGGATAAGAAAAAAGAGTCATTAGAGTGGCTCTTATAAGTGAGGTAAAAAATGGCAGATACAACATTATTTGGTAGATTAAGAAGATTATTTAGTACAAATGTAATCGTAAGAAATGTCGGTGGTAGAAAATTAAAAATCGCTGATACAGACCAAATACAAACACAAGTAAAATCACATTTAGTTGATAGGTATTCAAAACTACATTCCAACTTAGATTTAGTTGGTACAGGTTATTCAACCGTTCATCAAGTGATGGCTGCGAGACTTGCATTATTCAAAGATTATGAGTCAATGGATAGTGATAGTATTATATCAAGTGCATTAGATATCTATTCAGATGAATCAACAATGAAATCTGAGTATGGTGATGTATTAAAGATACAATCAGATAACGAAAACATCAAAGAAATATTACATAATTTATTTTATGATATTATGAATATTGAATTTACATTATGGCCTTGGGTTCGTAATATGTGTAAGTATGGTGACTTTTATCTTTACTTAGATGTTAGTGAAAAATATGGTATTACAAATGTAATTCCACTTTCACCTTATGAAGTCGTAAGGGCAGAAGGAGAAGACCCAGAGAATCCTTATTACACTAAGTTCTACTTAGAGAGTATTGAAGGAGCACATCCTTATCTTGGTCAAAATAATCCACAGAGTCAAGGAAAAAGTATTGAATTTGAAAATTTCCAAGTTGCTCACTTCAGATTAACTAATGATAGTAACTTTTTACCTTATGGTAAATCAATGATGGAAAGTGCTCGTAAAACTTGGAAACAATTAACACTTATGGAAGATGCGATGTTGATTCATAGAATCATGAGAGCACCATCAAAGAGAGTTTACAAGATTGACATTGGTAACATACCACCAAATGAAGTTGACAATTATATGCAAAGAATCATCAACAAGATGAAGAAAACACCTTTCCTTGATGAGAATACAGGTGAGTATAATTTAAAATATAACATACAAAACTTAACAGAAGACTTTTTCTTACCAGTTCGTGGTGGAGATAGTGGAACTGAAATCAATGAGTTAGGTGGATTGGACTATGATTCAACTGATGATATTGAATATTTAAAAAATAAAATGTTGGCATCACTAAGAGTTCCAAAGGCATTCTTAGGATTTGATGAAAATGTAGGTGGTAAAGCGACACTCGCAGCAGAAGATGTAAGATTTGCAAGAACCATTGAAAGAATTCAAAGAATTGTTATTTCAGAGTTAACAAAAATAGCAGTAGTACATTTGTACTCACAAGGATATACAGATGAAGAATTGGTCAATTTTGATTTAGAACTAACCAATCCATCAACTATGTATGACCAAGAAAAGGTAGAATTGTGGAGTTCAAAAGTATCATTGGCTCGTGATATGGTAAGTGACAAAATCTTACCTACAGAATGGGTTTATGATAATATATTTAATTTCTCTGATGAGGAAAAGGATATAGTCAGAAAACAAATTATTGATGACCAAAAAGATAAGTTCAGACATGAACAAATTGAACAAGAAGGTAATGACCCTAAAGAGAGTGGAGAATCAGTTGGAACACCAAGTGACATGCAGTCAGGTGGTGGATTTGATGAAGATAGTTCATCTGGTTCTGTATTTGATGATAAGGGTGGTTCACCTGAAGGTGGGTTTGAAGGTGCTGGAAGACCTAAAGAAGCCAATAAATATGGTAAAGAGAGTGGTGCGAGAGGTCGTAACCCATTAGGTCAAGAAGACAGAAAACCAAGAAATAAAAAAAGTAAGTTCACATCACCACTGGCATTAGCACATTATGATGCATTAAAAAAATCCATGGGTAGTAGGGCGACAGAATTAATCTCAGAAGAAAAGAAAATTGATGAGGTCAGTAAAGAATACAATGAATATAAAGAAGATAAAACTAAAAAATAGTGTAGATTAAATACACATTTCTTGAAAGTTTTATATTTATTAAAGTAGTATAAAAGGATATTGGAGCAAATATGTCTATTTCAAATGTTAAACATAACAAAATAAAAAACACGGCAATTCTATATGAATTATTGAGTCGTCAAATCACGGTTGATGTGTTAAATGACACAAAAAATTCACCAGCCGTCAAGATATTTAAAGAATTTTTTAATAAAAATACAGAATTAGGTAAAGAATACGAACTTTATCGTATTATAACTGAGAAAAAGTATTCACAAGAATCTTACGCAGTTAAATTACTTGAGGCTGTCATATCAAGTCGTCAACGATTATCAAATCGTAGATTAAACAACGAAAAGTATAATTTAATTAAAACAATTAAAGAAAACTATAATGTAAAAGACTTCTTCAATACAAGATTACCAAATTTCAAAGTATTTGCTTCAATATATAAAGTTTTTGGTAATTCTGAAAATGAAAATCCTGTTGAAACTACAGATAGTACAATTACATTGGTAGAACACATCACATCAAAACCTAAAAACGATAAAAGTAAGTCTAAAGTCATGGAAAACTTATCAGAACAAGATAAAGACCTAAGATTGTTGACTTATCAATTGTTAGTAGATAAATTTAACTCTAAATATAAATCTTTAAACGAAAGTCAAAAAGATTTATTAAAAGAGTATATTAATAATCTATCTAATACTAATTCGTTAAATGAGTTTGTTAATAGTGAAATTGTTAAAATTAAATCAACTCTAAAAAAATATGTAGTTAAAGTGGATGATGATATTACTCGTATTAAGTTAGAAGAGGCCATCAATCATATTGACACATTGGTTCCATCAAAAGTAGTTAAAGATAAAAATATAATCTCACTAATGAGATATTATGAGTTAATTAAGGAATTAAAAGATGTCACTATCAGAAAAACAACTTAAAGAACTTCTCAAAAAGATAATTCGTAAAGAACTTCAAGAAAGAGAAATTGAAGAAGTATCAACTTCTGCGGCAACACCTGGATATATGACACCAAGAGCATTTAGTGGTAAAGGTTCAGTAGATGGTGTTCCATTGGATAGAAGAGATTCAGTTGCAAGTGGTAGTGGATATTCCAAAGTAAATGAAGATAAAGACATAGGTCATCAAGATGATGAACCAAACATGTTAAGGTCAACTACTTTAGAGTTAATGGAATATAGTAAAAAACTTCATGATGCATTAGAAAAATATGATGATTCATCTGAAGAAATAGATTTTCCTAATTGGTGGCAATCAAAACTAATCATATCAAAAGAATATTTACAAAAAGCATATCATTACTTAGATTCAGAAGAAAAGTTAAGTAATGAAGTCCAAACTGAACAGATTAACGAAGTAATGTTTGCAGTTAAAGTTGAGAAAGATGGTCAAACTATACAAACTATTGTTAATGCATCATCTAAATCACAGGCAAAAGCTAGAATCGCAAAAATACTTAAAGGTGGAATGAAGGCAGTTAAGGATGTTCAAAGAGTACAACCAACTCTTGGTAAACAAATTGATAAAAAAATTGAAGGATTTAAAAGTGATGCACAGAGAAGAGCTGCATTCGCAAGTGGTTATGAAGAAAAAGGTAAAAAGAAAAAGAAAGAGGGTGTAAATGAAGGTCGTTATCACGATTGGAGAAACGATGAAACATTATCACCAAAACAAAAGATTGGTCGTTCAATGAGAGAAGTTAAAAATTCATTAAACACATTATCCAAACAAATAGATTTTAATGTAAGATTAAAGAATGAATTAAATGTTGATGCGAAGTCTTATTGGAAAACAACTCATAAGGCATTGAACTCAATATCAGAAAGATTAGTTAAGTTGGCTAATAAAGTAGGGAAATTACAATAATGATTAAACTATCAAGTATATTATTAGAAAAAGAAGACGATGGATATGTATCAATCGGTTTTGGTCGTTTCAAGAAGAAAGGTCAAGAAGATAAAGATGGTGCAGATGTATATGTTAAATCTGATAAAGGTCAATATGTAAAAACCAAAGACCAATCATCAGATGATAAAGAAAGTCCAAAGGGTGATGATAGTGAGAAGAAAGAAAAACCAAAGGTAAATATTTTTAATAAATCAAAAGATGATGATTCTCACGAACCAGATGATTTAAGTGATTTTGACCCAGTACATGACACTAAAGATAATGTATATACTGATGGTGAGATAGAAACCATAGTGGATAAAGATGTAGATGAAATAAAAGACATGTTGTATGGTGATAATCCACTTGCAAAGTATATGAGTTACAAAGATGATAAAAGTATACAACAACATCTTGATGCATTAAAAGATGTAGGTAATATGGCACCTGGTAAAGAAGATTTTCACAAAGATGAATTGTTTTCAGTTATGTCAAGAGCTCAACAAAATATGGAAATGGGTAAAGTTAAACAAGGTGAAAAGTATTCAGATAAATCTGTAAAATCATATTCTGGTGGTGTAGATAAAAAAGTAAAAGACTTGGGTGACGAAATACGAAATATCTATCAATCAGGAATGTCACCACAAGACCAAGAAAGATATATAGATAAACTTCAAAAACAAATAGATTTTTTGAAGAAATCAAAAAAAGAAAATTATAATCCAAGTGATAAATTCTTAACAGAAAGTATGGATTTATTAAAAAGAGATTTTGGTCAACCATTACCAACATTACAATCAGTAATGGAAAAACATCAAAAGAATGTTAAAGAAGGCCCCGATGATGTAAGAGTCACTAAAAAACAATTACAAATGTTAATTAAACAAGAGGCTGCATTCAGAAAAAGAATGTTAAACATTGAACAAGGTTTCCTAAGAGACCCAAGACCAGAAAATAAAAAATTAGCAAAAGATATTAAAAAGTCCTACAAAGATAATGTAACTAAATTTATGAGAGAAGTTGTAGGAATGTTGAAGAGGATGAAATAATGAGAAACTTAATTGTAGATTATATACCATTTGAATTATCACCACAACAAATCCAAGAGTCTTTAAAAGAGAACAATGGTAAGTTAGTGGTTAAAGGTGTATTACAAAGAGCAGATGCAAAGAATCAAAATGGAAGAATATATCCAAGAGAAGTATTGGTTCGTGAATCTAAAAAATATAGTGAGAACTTTATTAAACAAAGTAGAGCACTTGGAGAACTTGACCATCCTGATTCATCAGTAGTTAATTTATCTAATGTATCTCACAATATTACAGAGATGCACTTTGAAGGAGATAATCTATTAGGTACGGTTGAAATCTTAACAACACCAAGTGGAAATATTTTAAGAGAATTATTTAAGAATGGTATCAAATTAGGTATCAGTTCTCGTGGAATGGGTTCAGTAGAACAAGTTAATGAAGATGATGGTAAAGGTGGTCAGGCACTTAAAGTTGGTGATGACTTTGAATTAATCGCATTTGACTTTGTTAGTAATCCTTCTACACATGGTGCATTTATGTATCCAATGAATGAGAGTGTTGACCATAACCAAACACAAGGTAGAACTTGTGGTGATTGGTGTAAGGCAGAAGACATAATCAACAAAATCATCAGAGGAGAGTAAGTTGCCATCCAAATCCAAAGCTCAACAAAGATTTATGGGTTTGGTTCACTCGTATAAAAAAGGTGAAGTACCTGCGAGTAAAGTAAGTAAGGCTGTCAAAGATGCGGCAAAATCAATGGATACAAAGTCTGTTAAGAAATATGCATCCACAAAACACAGAGGGAAACCAGAAAAAGTGAATAAAGAATTTGTAATCAAGAAAATTAGAGAACTATTAGATACAGAAATGGAATCTTGTGGTTACACTATGTCTGCAAAAGACCCATCTTATAAATTAAAATCACCTGGTGGAACTGGTGACGAAGACAGAAGATTAAAAGAAGTTGTTACTGAGGGTGAAAAAGAAAAGATTGAAAAGTTATTAATCAAGTATGGTAATACACCTGAAGACGCAAAACAAATGATTAGTAAAACCTATGATTACATAAAGAAAGCTTATAGAAATGCAAATGCATCAAAGAAAGCAGAGATTATGTCAGGTTTGATGAAGTTTGAAACAACAGAAGATTTTGGTAATTTGGTTGAAAAGTGTTGGAAAGGATACATGATTCATCCAAAAAGAAAAACAAAAAAATTATTTGGTAAAACATATCCTAATTGTGTAAAGAAAGAAAATGTAAATGAGATGATGGGTGTGTTAAATGAAATGGATTATAGAGGATTCATTAAATATATGAATGATTTCTATGGGCCTAAAGGAATTTATCCTGATAAAAAGAAAAGAACATTAGGACAAAAAGAAATCGGAATGGCATACTCAGTATTATTAAAGAAGAAACCAAACTTTGAAATCGGATTTGATTCTACAGATAGAGAGATGTTGAGAGATATTTTAATCAAGTTAAGAAAACTTGACCCAGATTATTCACAAAAGAAAGAATCAGTAAGTGAAGCAATTAAAAAAGTACCTGATGCAGCAGATGGTATAGGTTCCCGTCAAGTTTGGATTGGAATTTATAAAGGTAAGATGATTTCATTTAAAGCAAACTTTCCATCAGATGCTAAAAAACATACTATTGATTATTTTAAAGTTTCAAAATCAAAATGGGGTGATGTAATAGTTATAAGTAAAAAAGAATATGATAATCAACAAGGATGGCATTCACAATACGAATCAGTAAATGAA